TTCTAGGGTTGATGCTCATAGCGTTCAACTTGCAAGCGATAGCCACCAGGATCGCAACCACAGTCACCACCTTGTTTGGCGTTGCCCAAGCCATACTGAATACCATCCTGAGCTTGAATCCACTGACGCTAGTTGCCATTGCTATTGCCGCTCTAATTGCTGGCATTGTTTACCTAGCCACACAAACCACATTCTTTCAGGACATCTGGGCCGCAATGACAGCATTTGTCAGTCAGGCTTGGGAAGATTTCAGCGCCGTATTCATGGCGGTCATGGAAGCCATTGGTGATTTCTTTGTCACTATCGGCGAAAACCTAAGTGAGAGCTGGGAAAAAACAACGGCCTTTTTAGGTGAAACATGGGATGGGTTTATTGGGTTCATCACAGGCATTTGGGATGGTTTCAAAGAGGGGTTTGATAATGTTGTAAACGGCTTTAAGACAATCTTTGAAAATGTTTTCAACGGGATCAAAAGTTTCTTTGTGGGCATTGTCAACGGATACATAAGCATTTTTGAAAACTTTATCAACTTTGTTATTGACGGCATCAACGGCATGATAAATCTTTTGAACACAGTTCAGATAAACATTCCAGCCACCCCGTTTAGTGATGCGCTTACTATTGGACTAAATCTTCCAAACCTTTCCAGGCTTGCAATTCCAAGGATTGCCCTAGCTGAGGGTGGCTATGTTGACCGCCCAACCAACGCATTGATTGGAGAGGCTGGCCCAGAGGTAGTCATGCCACTTGACAGGTTTGAAAGTATGATGGGACTAGGACAAGGTAGTGGCAAGTCAGTCAATTATTATGCGGCACCTAATCAGTCCATAGATTCAGAGCAAGAACTATTCCAGGCAATGCGTAGAGCTAAGGTGGTGGCAGGTTGGTAAGCGTCAACTATTCCCTAATTGGGGCAAACGGTGACACCATTGAGTTTGATTACTCAAGCTACATTCTGAACCCAGATTTTCTAGGGTTCAACATCCCGCCCGCTCAGGTCAGAATTGAAAGCTCAGCTGGTGATGGTGGTGTTTTCCGCCACGCCAAAAGAGGCGTGAGAAACCTAGACCTACCAATAACAATTCTTGGAACTGACAGGGCAGATGTTCAGGCAAAGCTCAGGCGCTTAGCAAAACTGACCCAGAACAAAGCGGGTCCACTAAAGCTCAGGGCAAATTATTCTGACGGCGTTTCCCTAGAGCTCCAAACTTATTACACAGGCGGGGCTGAGGGTCAGTGGGGAACCAGCGCTGGAATGACTTTTGCAAAGTGGGCGCTGTCGCTACAGGCACCCGCTCCATACTGGACCAGCCTGACTAGCATTTCCTATGTGATCGGCGAGGAACCAACGGGCCGTGGACTATTGCCACAGCTAACAAAACTAAAGATTTCATCCAACAACATTCTGGGCGTGGTCACGGTCAACAACCTTGGTGATGTCCCTAGCTTTCCTAAGTGGACATTCATGGGGCCTCTAACTAACTTGCTGGTTTCAAATGGTACTGATTCATTTACGGTTCCAGGCACTATTGACAGCGGGGACACAATCACGGTGGACACCGCAACGGGTGAAGTGTATGACCAGGACAATGTAAATTCCTACGGCATCCTAGGGGATGCTCCCAAGCTGTTTGCTCTGGCCCCTGGTCTGAGTCAAATAACTATTACGGCTGATGACACAGAGGAATCAACCAGGGTGGCGTTTTTCTACGCTCCCAAGTTTGAGGTGGTTCACTAAATGCAAGTTGAGGAACTAATCATTGAGGTCAGAGACCCCTCAAATGCCAGAGTGGGGCAGTTTGTCCCTAGCGATCTGGTGGGCGCAAAGTTTATTCTGAGGTTCAACAATGTTGGCACTTGGGAAATGCGCTTGCCACAGGGTCACAGGCTGGCTGAGCTATTGCGCTTAGCGGGTTACGGCATAATTGTGACTGGCCCTGATGACACCGTTATTTTTTCAGGCCCTACTTTATCGGCGGCGCTGGAACAAACACCCCTAAACATTGACGGTGACTGGACCATCACGGGAGCTAGTGATGACATCATTCTGGGGGAGCGGTTAGCTTACCCCACACCCTCAACCGCTGATGTCACAGCACAGACTGATTCACATGATGTGCGCTCAGGTGCCGCTGAAACCGTAATCAAGGCTTATGTGTCAGCCAACATTGGTCCGACAGCACCAGCGGCTAGGAAAATAGCTGGGCTAACAATCCAAACAGATGCCGAGCTTGGGGAAACCGTTTCAGCAAACGCCCGTTTTCAGACCTTACAGCAAACAGCCTACGGGCTGGCTCAGACTGGTGGTGTGGGCTATGCCCTAGAGCAACTTGGCACTGGCCTAGAGTTTCAGGTTTATGTTCCAACTGACAGAACCTCAACCATCAGAATGGACATGGACAATAACAAGCTTTCACGGGCAAACTATTCCTATGCATCAGCCAAGGTCACTAGAGCAATTATGGGCGGCGGTGGCCAAGCGGCAGATAGAGAATTCCTTGAGGTGACAACCACGGCATCTGAGGCCGCAGAGACAGAATGGTCCCGCAGAATTGAAGTGTTTTCAGACAGCCGCAATTCAGACAACACAGGACAGCTGACCCAATCGGGTGAGGAACTTTTGGTTGATGACGGCAAGACCATAGTGCAAATGTCAGTCACCCCGTCAGATGATTTCAGCATGCAATTTGGGCGTGATTGGTACCTTGGCGATAAGGTCACCGTTGTCATCAATGATCTGGAGGCAAGTGCCGTGGTGACAGAGGTTGGCATTTCAATTTCATTTGATGGTGTACGCCTGGGCGCAACGGTAGGGACACCAGTTGGCATAGAGTATGAAGCAAGGGTGTTGGCAAAGACACAGCAACTTGACCAGAGAGTCTCAAACCTAGAGCGGCAATAGCTCCACCCAATTCAGTTAGAACTAAATAAATTCAGGCAATCCAAGGGAGAAAATAAATGGCAGAGCAATCATTCCCATTTGAAAACATAGACACCACAGAGTCTCAGTTTTCAGAGTGGGCAACTAACTTCCAAGAGACTGGAGTTCAAGGCTCACCCACTGGCACGGAGCTTGGAATTACGGTCACAGGCTCAGACCTCAACTTAACCGTTGCGGCAGGTCAGGCTTTTATTAGAGGCCACTATTACATAAACACCAGCGACCTAGTTTTGGCAGTGACCTCCGCTGGCGTGAACACACGCATTGACATTGTGGTTGTTGAGCTAGACCCAGAGGCCAACACGATAATGACCAAGATTGTTTCAGGCGAAGCGGTTTCAGCTGACCCCGTAGCACCCACGCTTACTCAAAGCGCAACGGGTATCTATCAGCTCCCAATTGCCACGCTGACAATCCCAGCCAGCACCGTAGCAATTACATCAGGAATGTTGGTGGACACTAGAACCTTTATGGGCAACCGAATCGGTATCTGGACTACGGCAACACGGCCTACTGATCCAACCGATTACCAGACTATTGGTTACAACACCACGATTGGTTCGCACGAATCTTGGAACGGCACAGCTTGGGTTGGATTCTTTGACCCGATAAGCACCGAGGGTGACTTGGTAGTTGGTGACGGAACTGGTCAAGCTTCACGCTTAGGCATAGGAGCAGATGACCAAGTTCTGACGGTTGTTTCTGGGGTTCCAGCTTGGGCAGACGGCGGCGGCGGTGGCAATTACTACAACATCACAGCAGGAGGAACTTACACCGTAGACCTAGCGGCAGGGCTTTATTCAGTTAATTCTAGTTCTGAGGTTGAAGTGCAAGGTGTTTCGGTAGATGGCATTAGTTTACTCAATTTCCCTAGCGGGATAGGTTCATTGGTTGCGGTTAACGATGCAGGAACTAGTTGGACATCTAGAACTTCAGGGTTTGGTTCTGGACTTATTGATGCAGTGACTTATGGTAATGGTCTTTATGTTGCGGCTGGTGAAGGGGGGGCAATGATTACATCGCCCGACGGAACCACTTGGACTAGTAGAACTTCAGGTTTTGGGACTACTCGTATTCGTGGTTTAGCTTATGGTGATGGTCTTTATGTTGCGGCAGGTAGCTCGGGAACTTTGACATCATCAAGCGACGGAACCACTTGGACTAGTAGAACTTCAGGTTTTGGGAGTGTAACTATAAATGACGTGGGTTACGGCGATGGGCTGTATGTTGCTGTCGGTAGCTCGGGAACCATAACCACCTCAACCGATGGCATAACTTGGACGACTAGGACATCAGGGTTTGGGACTACTACTATCCGTGGCGTGGGTTACGGCGACGGGCTTTATGTTGCCGTCGGTAGCTCGGGAACCCTCACCACCTCAACTGATGGGATTACTTGGACTAGTAGAACCTCAGGTTTTGGTAGTGGCACTATAAATGACGTTATTTATGGGGATGGTCTTTATGTTGCCGTAGGCGCTGTTTATTCTGGCGGTTACAGCCCGATTATCACTACTTCACCTGACGGGATTACTTGGACTAGTAGAACCACGGCGTTTGGGTCTGTAAGTATTCAGGCGGTGACTTATGGTAATGGTCTTTATGTTGCAGTAGGTCAAGACGGCGAACTGACTACTTCAGCCGACGGAACCACCTGGACTAGTAGAACGTCAGGTTTTGGGACTACGCAAATTTTCGACGTGATTCATGGTAATGGTCTCTATGTTGCGACAGGTGACTCGGGTACTGTCGCCACTTCTCCATCGTTTCCCGGAATTTATCTCGCCCTAGAACCAAAATCCCCACTAATCAGCCTTCCATAAGTAGGAGAAAATAATGACACGATACAGCTTTGAAATTGACACCGAAAACGCAATCAGAATTTGGGATAACGACAACCCAAACGATAACGGCGCACCCTTTATGTTCCAACCAGACTTTCCAGATACAACACCTTGGGCAGATTCGGCTCAGGCAACCGATTGGGCTGAAGTCTTTATTGCCTCACTAGTAGACCCTGAAAGCGAGTTTGTTGCGGGCAACTCACCCGATACTCACCCAGCTATTCGCCCAGAGCCAGAACCAGAAGAAACCCCTGAGTAATGGAAACCCCAGAACCTCACGCTAGGGTCACTCTCCAAATGCTCTATTCAAAGCAACTGGAAAATGAACGCCTACTAATTCAACTAACCGCAAAGCTCGGTTACTTGGACACGGTTCCTGAGAGGGTTGCCCAGCTAGAAATTCAGCAAGCCAAAAATGCTTGGATTGAAAAGATAGCCTGGGCCGCCTTGGTCGGTTCCGTGCTGGGAATTGTCAACCAATTGACGGGAACACTATGAAAAAATACAAGCCCAAGAAACGGAAAGGCTAATGACTAAAAAGAAAAACACACCCAATGCTGAGTTCAGGGATTGGGATTTTGTGCCCGCTGATGAATTTTTGCCGCCGCAAAAAGCACCTACCCACATCATGGCTGAGCGTGAAAACATTCTGACGGTTGCCCAGCTACACCTCCCAGAGGGGATGACTAGGCATGAATACGCCCTCCAGCTGATGAAGCTCAACACTTCATTTGAAGTGGGCAGGACCATCAACCTTGTCTAGGTGGCAGCACCCATTCCCCGAGAGCACGATCACCAGCCGCTTTGGCGTGACCGTCAGGCGCACTAACCCGCACAGGGGAACTGACTACGCACCTGGAGCTAATGCGCTTATTCCAGCCGTCACTGACGGGGAGTGCGTGGCTGTCCAGTGGTCTGATGTTCTTGGCTGGGTGATGATTCAGGCGGCATCAACTGGGATTCATTACATTGGTTATTGCCATTTGTCTTGCAACGCCCACGGCATAAATTGTCAAGGGCCCTCAAAGCACACTGATGGCTCAACTTGTATGGTCAGACTGGCCCCAGGTCACATGCTGAAAAAAGGTGACCCAGCTGGGAGATGCGGAAACACGGGCAGTGCATCCAGAGGGGCCCATTTGCACATTACGCTGAGCACATCCCTCAAGGGTGTGTTTTATGGCAAGGTGTATGACATAGCTAAGTTCATCAACAAACAACTGAAAAAGAAACCAGAGGTGTGCAAGTGTTGCAAAAGGCCGCTATAAAACGCATAGCAAAGACCGCCCTAGACGGGTTGTTTTTCCTAGGTGGTGAGTCCAAGACCGAAACCGATAACTGGAAGTTCAGACGGCGGCTAATTTACGGCGCTTACAGACTGGCAGTTGCAATAATTTTGTTTGGAGCCCTGACCTTTTTCTGGGACACAGGCGTGAGTAATAACCTAGTTACTGGCGGCATAGCTTTGCTGACAATAATTGTGACCGCCTACACAGCCTCAGCAACCTTTGAGGACATCAAGACAAATAACAGACAGGACCTAGAACCATGAAGATTTTGACCCTAGAATTTTGGAGCTACGCTGGCGAGAGAGCCATCAAGACATTTGCACAGGCGGCCATTGCGGCCCTTGGAGCTGGAAGTGTTGGACTCTTTAGCATTGACTATGCTGGACTGATCAGCGTTTCAGCTGGTGCCGCTTTGCTATCAGTGCTAACATCAATCGTGGCTAAATCCAAAGCCTAAATTATTAAAGCCCCATCACCGTGTAATGGCGTGGTGGGGTTGTCTCTTACCCCAACAAAAAAGACCCTCAGCTAATTGCTGGGGGTCTTTTTTTTGTGCCTAAATTATAGTTTCCTTTTCAGCTTCACACGCTCTCTGTGTGTTAGCCCACCCCAGAGCCCGTGGGCCTCATTGTTGGCAATGGCATACTCAAGGCAAAGCGCCTGGACAGGACACCTATTGCAAAGTTTCCTAGCCACGGTGTAGCTGGGTCCCATCCCTGGAGTCTCAGTTGGAAACCATGCATCAGGGTCACTGTCACGGCACCCAGGAATAACCTTAGATTCTTCAATCGTTTCATTTAGTTTGTTCCAAAGGTCCCTAGCCTCACGGGTCTCAAACATTCCAGCACCCTGGGCACATCTGGTGCTCTGAGCGGCTAATGCTCCAGCCGTATTTCCAGCCAAGCTTCATCACCTCTGACATGCTCATAGGGATTTGTGTGGTTTGCTCCGTGAACATAGTGTGACACTTGGAACAGTTCATGTCCCAGATGCCCACATCATTTAGTTTTATCAATGTCTTACCTTTCGTGTATGGTGAAATCATTACACATTGAAAGGACAACATGCAAATCCAAACAGCAAAGCACTTGGGAACCTTTGACAGCTCCCAGCCAGAGTGGCATGAACTACGAAAGGGCAAGGTGGGCGGGTCCTTAGTTGGCACCATAGCCGGACTCAATAAGTGGGAGTCACCCTATACGGCTTGGGCAAAGTTCTCAGGGCACATTCCTGATCATGTACCAGACAGCCCACCAATGGAATGGGGCCGCAGACTTGAGGGCGTAGTGCTGGACAAGTTCGCAGATGAACACCCAGAGCTAACTATTCAGCGTGATGTTGGAACATGGCAAAGTCTGGAGCACTCATTCCAGATTGCAAATGTTGACGGGCTGGCACAGGAAACTGACGGCACCCTCAGCGTGGTGGAAATCAAGACCGCAAAATACCCAGATGATTGGGCTGATGGTGTGCCTAGTTATTACCTCACGCAGGTCCAGTGGTACATGAGCACCCTCGGTCTGAAAAAGGCTTATGTGGCTGTTCTTATCGGCGGGTCTGACTATCGTGAGTTTGAGGTCAAGGCTGATGTGTTCCAGCAATCGGCAGACATGATGATGGTGGAACAATTCCTAGAGTGTGTTGATGAAAACACAGCACCAGATTGGGATGGTTCAACCAGCACCTATGAAAGCGTGAGGCGGATGAACCCAAACATTCAGGATTCACAGGTTGAGTTAGGTGATGTTGGTGTTGATCTGGCCGCCGCACTAGAGGCAGAATCTAAAGCCAAGGCTGTGGCGCTTGCACTCAAGAGTGAGGTTATTGATACTATGGGAAATGCAAAGCGTGGAATGGTCAACGGCCAGCACATGTTTAGTCGGCAATCCAGAGGGTCTGGAACGCCGTTTTTAGTGACTAAGAAAGGGAACTAATGAACCCCCAAGAACTAACCATTGGTGACTTGGTTGATTTGACAATCAAGCGCCCAAATAATGAAAACACTTAC